GTGTTTCCTACAAATGTGCCTTGATTTGTTCCTCCGTTAAGATAATACGAAACTGAAGAACCACCACCACCTGTACTTGGATTGTAAGCTGCTAAAGTACCATCTCCTCTAATATACTGAGAAGCATTACCTGCTCCTGTTACTGCAATCGTTCCATTGCTCGTTAGAGGGCTATTAGCGACACTAAAAGCACTTGGCATAGATAAACCTATGCTAGAGATTAAAGTCGGAAATGTGGTCAAATTACCTGCTCCGTTGATGTATTGTAAACTTGTTCCTGCAAAGTTTGCAGTTATTGTACCGCTTGTAGTAATAGGACTTGAACCTATTGTAATTGAATTACCATTTGTAGAAAGACCAACTGAAGTAACTGTACCTACTGCACCACTTGACCTTTGCCAAATGCTTCCGCTATAAATAACATAATCTCCAACGGCAAAAACAATAACACCCGCACCAAAATTAACACTACCCGCAACATTACATATATAAACATCTCCCGTATCACCCGTTCCATTTGCTAATGTAGGTGTATTAGTTGAAGCATTCCACATACCTTTGTATTCCATAATAGAACTAGGTAATTGTGATATAGGAACTTTACCACCGCTATCTAGGGATGCATATCCATTAGCTACTCCTTTCGCACTTAGTAATTGATAAGTATTTAATACGGCTTGACTAGGAAAAGTTTCTACATAAGCACTACCACTCCATAAATAAAGTTTTTGAGTATCCTTTGCACAATATATTGTATTAACATCTCCCGTTGCGGGAAATGATGCATAGTTAGTAAAGAAAGCAATTGAACCCGAAAATAAAGATGCTATTTGCAATAAAGTAACTTTCTTTGATACCCCCGTTATTGGGTCACCAATTATAGTTAAATCGGTTGAAACGGGTGCAACATTAGTTGCTAGTTGATTTATTTTTTTAGATTCCATTTGTAGGTATTTGACAAGTGTCGTTTAATGAAGATAATGTTAGAGAACAATCTATTTTAATTCCCGCTAAATAATCGGGGTCGCTTTCCGTATAAAAGCTAATAGGCATATTGTCTCCTACTAACCAACTATATTGTGGGTCTCTTAAATTAGCTACTATATCTTGACCTATTAAAGTCATATCGCTTAGAACCTCCGTTTCGTTTGTTTCTTCCATTAGCATTCTATCCATAACATAAATAGAAAAATTGTATTGTATTTGCTTTGCTAAGATTTGAGCATCATTTAAAGTAAAAAACATAGCGGGGTATGTTACCTCGCCATTACTTAAACGTTCCCAAACATCACCAAAGTAAACAAACTTAATTTGCTCGTGATTGTTTCCGAATGCCGTTATTTGTTTTACTATTTGATTTAGTGTCATTCTTTTTACTTTTTTCTAAATAAACTTTTAGCTTATTTTGATTTTTAATATTAGCTTCTTTGCTCATATTAACATCCTATTTTACCTTGATATTTTTGAGATAAGTTTTTATTTTCATAACAACTATCATCATCTAAATAAAGTGATGTTGTATAACCTTCTAAGTCAGGTACGATTGTATCTATACCACTAGTAAAGTTTAAATATTCGGGGTATAAAGTATTATTTTGTCTTAGATATTTAATTAATCTTTGCTTGTAAAACTCGGCTCTAGTTCTATACCTATTTGCCACATCAATCATATCTTGCATTGAAGGGCTTTCTTGGTTCTCGCCACTCTTTCTTATTAAACCTTTATTATAAAATTGATATGATAAGCCCATAGGTAACTCACTCATTACATAATATACTAAGCAATCTGTAATATAATTATTTAATAAACTAGTTTCATTTCCATTTAAACTAGAACCAATGATAGCACTTTGCAATTTATTATATAATGTGCTACCAAGAGCAGGCATTATATACATATCTTGTGCCGTTTTAATTTCGGGCAAGACTAATTTCTCATCTACATTTGCGTGTAATCCCGTGCGGTCTTTAATACTTTGAACCGATATGAATAATGTATTTAATGACATTTCTTATTTTTTTCTTGTAACTATATTTGTTTTCCACTCGTGTCGGCAAGACTCACTATGTTCACCATTTGGCATTGTCCACCAACCGCCTTTTCTATCCCATACCGAGTACCCTAATCTAGCACTCATCATTTCTATATCACTTCTACTATATAGCTTTTTAGCTTCTAATAGTGCTTTACAAAATGGTCTACTATTAGTTGCATCGCTATCATTAAAGCCACTTATCCAATCATAAGAATAACGTACCATTATCTCGGTAGTTTGTGGTTTTACATCACCAATAGTTTTACTTAATGGTTGTGTTAATTCCCTAGAAACTACAATATTACTATTGATACCCTTACCTATTTTTGTTTCTTTAGTCTTTAATATCTTTCTATCTTCTAAATCTTTTAATACGTTATTAATAGTATTAACATCTTCATCTAAGACTTCCGCAATTACTTCGGGAGTTATATCCTTTTGTTTAGATATTTGGTCTAATATATCCGATTCTAATTGATTAACATCGGCAAATAAATAGAAATCACTTTCTTCGCTAAATCTTTTTTTAGACTTCCATATATTATAAGAATCTTTATTCTCGCCAAATTCAAAAAATACACTAAAGTCTTGTGCTTGAAATTGAGCATCTAACTCTTCCGAACCTAACCAAGTATTAACCTCTTCATCGCTTAGAGCATAACCCGTTTTAAGCATTGAAGTAGCTTGTTCTCTATTGATTTTACCTTTAGTAAATTCTCTAATTATTCTCTGCATATTTTGCCACTCTCTACCCTTTAATCCTTTAATGTGTTCATTAACCGATAACCCTTGTGCGGGTGCATTAGCATCGGGAGTAGGTGCATATTTGGTCATATCAATACCAATCTTTTCTAGTATCCACTCTTTAGGAGCAACCGAAACAATAGTTTGTTCACTAAATTCAATTCCAATAGGTTCGGTAGGTATAATCTTAATTTCACTAACTACTCCTTTTAATTTAGCCAACATATTAAATATACTTTCTAAATGCATTTGTTTTGCATTTACATAAGTATTTTTAAATATCTCATAGCCATCTCTCATTTCCGTTCTACTTCCTAATTTACCCGCTTCGGCTATACCCATAATAGATGGGGTAGTAACTTGGTGTCCACTAAAAATATTAGTTTGTATCAATTCATCTACTCTTCCAAAATCTTCTTTAGTTAAATCACTAGTGCCTAAATCATCTACGACAGGCTTCCTAGATATGTCATTTACAAAAGCAATCATATATTTCTTGCCATCCGCACCACTATAAGTCTTTCTTAATCTATTATCTACATTACGTTTCTCTTCATCATTAGGCTCACCATTTGGTAAGGTAATAAGTTTACTAGCGGAAAACCCCGTTTGAGCATTACCTAAAATATGTTTAGATACTTCAATATCGGATTCAATATAATTAAGTGCAGCGAAATAACTTGGCAATCCATAGATTCCAATATTAGGTCTATATTCTTTTACATAAAGTATTTGCTTACCATTAGGTAACTTAGGATTAAATGCGGTAATAACATCGGGTTTAACCTTGTTATCCTTCCAATCTTCTTTATACCAATATTGAGTATTGTCTTTGTTAGTACGGATTTTTACATAATCACAATGCCATATTTCCGCAATGCTACCACCTATTCCCCAAATAATTTCTAAATAAGCACCACCAAAAATTTCAATATCTAAAGATACTTTTCTAGTCAAATCATTTAAAGATTCAACTCTATTAGCTTTGTCAATGAATGATTGTGCATCGGGTTCACCACTCCAACCATTACCCGTTATATAATGCACCTTGCTTTTTATAATAGCACTATGCTTACTAGATTTGTTATATAAATCTACTATGTATTCGGGGTAGTCATTATTCTCGCCATATTTTATATAACCGCCATCAATACCCTTTTTCTCTTTAAATTCGGGTTGTCTAGCTTCGGCGAATGTTAATACTCTTAAATCTATCATTGTCTAATTGTATAAGTGTTAGTAGTTGTAAATTGATTATATGATAAAGTAGAACCACTAAGCCACATAATACCCGTTTCTAGCTTATTTAAGCCACTTGGATTTGTGTTTGATGTACTTGCTTGTTCATATATTTCATAGGTATATTGCCCTTCTAATGCCGTACTAAAGTATGTATTTGTAACAATACTAAATTCATTGTACCTATCCTTGTACAAACTTATGTCTGTATTATTTAGCTTAACAAATTTAACCACTTCATTGCTACTTCTATTCGTAAATACAAATAAATAATTAGGTGATGTCAATAACTCTTTCTCGGTTAATGTCATTACAATAGTATTAGTTTCGCCTTTAGTTAAATGTACCATTAATATTAAATAGCAATTATTGAGATATTTACAAAAAAAACCCCCACCTAGAAAACTAAGTAGGGGAACTAACTATGAAAAACTACAAACTAACCTGCGGTTGTTAATGCAGCTGCTACCGCACTATTTACCTCTGGACATAAGCTAGGCTCGGCTCCAGCAAAAGTTAAAGTGTAACCACTTCTATCACCTTCCGCAGTACCAGTTGCAGCACTACCTGCGGTTAAATCTAAGGCTCTTGTTTTACCAAGATACCAAAACTTGCCATTATTGTCTTTAGCAACGGCAACAAGTCTATTTTGTGCTAATAAAAGAATTTCATTTCTTGTATTTGCTTGTAATTTATTTAAAATTATTGTTAATTCGGGAGTAAAATACAAAGTACCATTTTGAACATTAGATGCTACGTTCTCGGTAAACATTGATGTTCCTTTTGTTAATTCATATTTGTAGAACTTCTTACCAGTGTTTTTAACTAATGCGGTAATTACACCACTAGCTTCCGTAGTAGAAGTTATATCCGAACTTGCAATAAAATAAACTTCGGTAATTCCACCTAAGGAATCACGACAGTCAAGGGTATATCCTTGTGTTAATGCACACGCCATTTTTGTTTATTTTATTTGTTTAAAAAAATGGGGGGATATTTCACCCCCCTTATAATTAAATTGTTACTTTAACGATTTCATCAGGGAATGCAATGTTTACACCCATTTTGAACTCGGCTGCAAATCTAACCTCATCTGCTTCTTTAGCAAAGAAGATTTCAAATTTTTCTTCCTCGTTAAGTAAATCTGTTCCTAAGAACATATTGCTTAATCTTAAAGCATATACATCATTAGTACTATTTAAACCTTGTAATGCAATCACTTTGATTGAAGTACCTGGTAATACAAATTCAGCATCAGCTTTACCATCAAAAGCATAATTGAACATATTAGCGTTCTTCAATGCAATTGTATAAGTACGGAAAGTATCCATACCACAAACAATAACCATATCATCCGCAGCAACTACTTTAGCAGGAATTGCTTTGTAGATACCATCAAATAAAGATACTACGTTTGTAGAAGAGATTGAAGTCAAAGGAGCACCACTAATATAACCCGATACGTTAGCATCAACAACACCACTTGCTGCACCGATTAATTTAACCAAGCCATCAAACTTGTTTAAGTTACCATTTGCACTAGCGGTATCACCTTGCCATAATGCAGTCTCTAATTGAGATGCAATTGTCTTAGCTTTTTTATCGCTATAATCTTGCTCAAAAGGAATTGAATCATATTGAGAACCTGTAGGTAATGCTTTTTGTAAATACTTAGATTCTAATGTCTTTGGACATAAAGCCTCTTGTACTTTGATTTTACCAACAGTTACAGTTCTTTGAGTGAAAGAAGTTGTACCACTTGCATTCCATCCGCAAGTACCACCTGCTTGGAAGAAAGCATCTGTATCCATTACGTTAATAGTTTCTGCGGATTTAACTCCAACCATAACGTTACCCGCACTCTTAATAAGAGCTGCAGTTTTTGCACCAAGAACTGATGAAGTCACTAATTGTGCTTCGTTTTCTTTGGTATAGTTAGTTAATGTACTAATTGAAAATGCCATTGTTTATAAATTTATTTGTTTAAAATTGCGTTTCTATATTTTTCTAATCTTTCGTATTTACTATCTTGAGTAGTTACATAAGATTGAAATGCATTAGCTGACTTTTGAGTTGGCTCGGCGGTTGGAGTATTTGAAAGTGCCTCTACTAATTCGGCTACTTGTCCAAAACCTTGTCTCACTTTGTTCTCTAATTCAGTAATTTTTGCTTCTAATTGGCTTTTTTGCTCTGCAAATTCAGCCTTTAATTGTTCACTCATTGCGGTAGTGTCTTGTGCGGGTGCAACGGGTTCTTCTACTACTACATCTTCTTTTGGAGATGCTATTTCAATGATTGCTCCCATTTCATCAACTTGGATAGATGTGCCATCCATTAATTGATGTTCTCCTTGTGGAGCGGGTGTACCATCAGCCATTTGAACCATACCACCAACTTCTAAAGCGGAGATTTGAACCTTAGTTCCATCTACTAAAGAATATTCAGCCATTTCTACCTTAGTTACTTGTGGTTCACTAGGTGCTTGTGGCTCAACTACTTGTGGCATATCTTCAAATAATGCTCTTATTTGATTTAATGCTTCTTTTGGATTCATAAATATTTTTATATAAATATATAGTTAAGCCTAATATTATCACTTAGCCGTTCATCCTTGATATTTGCCGTTCATCAAATTGTCTAAAAAAAGGGGTTAAATGTTTGGAAGGTGTACAAAACCTGTGTACTTTTACTATGTCATTGAGAGACACCAAAAACAAACGTTATGAGTCACAAAACACTACCACCGCCAATTGAAATTAAGTTATTGCTTAGTTTAATTATTTTAGCTATTGTATCAGTTTTAATCCAATTTTTAATCAAATAAAAAATCAATTATGAAAAATCTAATCGCAAAGTATGAAGGTCTTGGTTATCACCTTTCAATCAAAGAAGAACCACTTATTATTGCTTATTGTGTAAGAATCAAAAGTAAATCTAGATATAAAAAGCCTTTATTTAACTACAGATTTAGAAGCATTGAAAGAATGCTTGAGTATTGTAATGAATGGATAGAAAGAGTTGAAAAGAATGTGAATGCCGAAAATGAAAGAAAAGCTAAAAAGAAAGAAGCACAAAAGGTTATGAATCACAATTTTGAAGTTGGTAACATTCTTTACGATTCTTGGGGATACGACCAAACTAATATTGATTTTTATCAAGTAGTAGAAGTAAAGCCAAAGTCAATAAAAATTAGAGAAATAGGCGGTTCTTACGTTGAAGGGACACAAGGTTTTATGTGTTCTTATGTTAAACCTGTTGCTAATTCATTTGGCAAAGAAGCAATTTTAAAGAAGATTAATGTTAGCATAAATTACAATGGTCATATATCATACTACATTAAATCTAAGCACGGAGCGTTTTCTCACTATGTAGAAAGCGAAAAAGGAGTTTACTCTAGTTGGTATGCTTAATAAATTAGATTTTGCTATTTATAATAAATACCTTAAATTACATATATGGATATAATAATAGACAACAAACCCGTTGAGATAGAATCTAAAGAAAGGATTCTAATGGAGTTAATCAATGGTAGACCCCCCGCTAATGAAAGCGAAAAAGAGTTAGTACTTGAGTTAGAGCAAATGCAAAAGGAAGGTTTTACTCCCTACATCCCATCTAACCTTTAGACTTAGCTAAGAACTTCTTATAAGAAGATGGGTCGTGAATAGTTTCTTTACCATTAGCTTTGCTATATATTAATTTTGGACTAGTTCCATTATTATCATATAAATGCAATTCATTAAATACATTATTTTTAGCTAACTTTGGAAAGATAGTAGAGATTTCTTTATGCATCTCTTTGATGTATTTAGGTGGCACATATCTACCAGAATCAACGGCTCTTTGTTTTGCTCTATCTAAAGATGTTTTTACATCGGTAGTTACATAATGAGCAATTACATTCTTACCCGCATCTCTTTGCATCTTAACCTTATCTACCACACTTTGGTAACTACCATCACCAACGGCATCAACTACCGCATCATAATTTTTGCTTACCGCATTTTTAATTATATCCTTTGAAAGTTTAGAACTCTCTTCGTGGACTTTAGATGCAGCTTTGAAATTTTTAGTTTCAAGCATTTTATTATATTCGGGTAATGCTCCTTTAATCCCATCAGGGTCAACTCTAAGAATACCATCGGGATATTTAACTTGACCCGATTTTTCTAAAGAACTCTTTCCCGTTGCGGGTGCTCCCCCTAAAAAAAAAGTAGTTCCTAAATTAGTAGAACCTTTTGATATTTCTTTATCAACTATTTGCTTTTGGAATGCTACCCGTTCTTCGTTAAAGTTTCCATCTTTATCGGAGTATAATTTTAAAGTATCCATCTTTGGACTAGATAATAATTTATCTACACTTGCTTGAGCATCTCTTTGATACTTAGAAGCTATTTCTTCAGGCGTAAGACCCCCTATTTTGCCCGAACTAGTTGGTTCACTACCACTACCACCTTCGGGTCTTCTACCGCTTCCTGGCCCACCAAAATCAACTTCTTTCAAGATGCTATATATTTGGCTCATCAACATCTCTTCTTTTGGAGCAATGGGAGTGTAATTAAATATACCCTCAATTGAGAACCCGTTAATTTTTCCCTCTTTAACTTGTTGCCATACCGCATCATTCTCTACCAACATTGAAACAAACCAACTCCCATCGGGAGCATCTTCAAAGCCTTTCATCGGCTCTATCCCCCTAGACTTATCACTAATAAAACTTTCAAACATAGTCACCCCCGTTTCAACTTGGTTAGGGTCGTGCATTAGGTTGACATTGTTTTGGTAACCCTTTTTAAAATATTTTTGAACAATCTTTGTGATTGTGTCTTTAGAAAAAGCAACATAATAATCGCCAAAACTAGCATCGCTCCTAAAAATAGGAGTATCTGCCAACATAGCACAACCACTAATAATATGCTTGTCCTCACTAATGATTTGAAATTTTTGTTCATTTTTAAATGCATTCCAATTTTTTTGAATGGCGGGTCTATCTACTAAAGCTACAAATTGTACTTCGGCATCATCGTTCAAATCATCCGAAATCTCCAACATATATAAAGGTAATTCCATACTCATAAATAGTATATTTTAAAATATTAACTAAATCTTGCTCGTTGTCTAATAGCAGCTATTCTTTGTTGATTACTAGTAACATCACTTTCAATAACATATGCCCTAACTGCTTGGTTACCTATATCGTTAATTGTTTGTTGACTAAGGTTAGTAGTTGTTGCAAATGGTAATTGTGGAATTATAGGTGATATATTTGACAATGAAGGAATACCACCACCACCACCACCACCAGGAACTTGAACCGAAGAAATAGCTTTAACAGTCTTTATACCCGTAGCTATAATTGCAGCGACATTTGCAATTTTAGATATGACATCAAAAGGTGATGGCAATGTTGACTTTTGTTTTATTACCTCACTTGCTCCTTGATATGTATTTATAGTAGCCGTTGCAATTCCTAATGCCTTACCTGCTATTGTATCTTTACCAATAGCATCGGTAAGTTGATTCATTGTTTCAATAGTCTCTTTTAGTTGTGCTTTTTTTTCTTCTTTTTTACTTGTAGTAATTGATTTATCAATATCTCTTTCCATTGCAGCATACTTAGAAATTATCTGCAATCTTTCTACTTCTGTTAACTTTAAATTTGATAATTCAATAGCTTTTTGGTCTGCTATATATGCTTCTTTATTTGCTAATCTTTGTTGGTCTTCAACAAAATCATTATCTAATAATGCATTTTTATAATCTAAATCCGTTATTAAATCTTCATTCCTTTGAAACTCTATTGCTCTTTTATCTGCTGCTTTTTGTTCATCTAATTTTCTTAAATCATCCGCTAACTTAATTTCAAAATCTGCATTAGCTTTTATACTAGCCTCATTCCTTTCTTGCTCTTTTAGTCTACTTTCTTTTCTTTCTTTTGCAAGTTCTTCATCTCTTTTTTTTATTCTATTAGCTTCGTTATTTTCTAAAACTTTTAAATCAGTATATAAATCAGCTTTCTTTTGTATTTCTTCATTAGTTGATTTTGTAATTAAACTTATTTGTTTTTCAATTCTATCTCTTTTAGCTTTATATATTTCATCCTCTTTACCTCCTTGTGATTCTAGTTCTTTAATTGACCTATCTAATGATTTAATATAAGCATTTATACCATTAGTTAATGCTTCGGCATCTCTTTTAGCTTGACTTGTTACCCCTATAAAATCTGTGATTCCTTGAACAATACCTTTTATTTTATTACCAAATTCTTCTAAACCTGGAAATAAATTTAGCAGTGTTTCTTTTACTTTCTCAAAGTTTGCAATCAATAAACCAATACCTACAACTAAAGCACCTATACCCGTTGATATAATAGCACCTCTTAAAGTGCTAAATGCATTAACTACCCCACCTTTAATTTGAGTAGCAAGGTTTTTAAATGAATCAATACTTTCCCCTACTTGGTTTAATCCTTGTGACAATGCCATTGCGGATTGAACCTTTAATAAACTCTTTTGAACGTTCTCACTTTCAGCACCAAATAATGACATACCACCTTGTAGTGCAGCAAATCCACCTGCAACCCCAGCCAATGATGATGTAAGTGCTTTAAATTTTGCATCAGGGTTATATGCATCGGTTAAGGCTTTAGCATCACCTATTCTATCACGAAGTTCTGCGGTTCTTTTTGCTGCTTCAATGGCTTGTTTTGATGTTGCACCAAACTTGTCTGCTAATGTTACTACTTCGTTTTGTGCTTCCCTTAATTGCTTTTTAAGTGAACCTACCGAACCTTCCGCACTTTTCGTATTTACGTTGACGTTTAAATTTAAATTCTCTGCCATTAGTATGTTGTTTCAATTACTTTTAATAAACTTATTTTCGTTGTGTTGTATTCCATAGGATTAAAATTTTCTATTTTATTTAATCTATATAATACTCCATCTATCCATATATATTTTGAGAAATCTATATTATTAATATCCACTGTATTTAATAAAGCACTACAAGTTAATAGTTTACTATTCTTGTCAGTAATCTCCGCTATATAATCACTATAATATGCATTGAATAAATTAGTAGTGGGATAGGATGTAGTATTAATATATACTTCTTTAGGAGCTCCAAAATTTATATCTTGGTCGGGTATTCCACTACTATTGAAATGTAAATGACCTGCATAACCATAACTAGTTAATGTAACTAAGTTAGATGACCCAGCTTGATTTTTTATATTCCAAGATGTTACACTACTAATTTTTTGTACTTGCATTATTCTAATTACACTATCTACAGATTGTTCTTTGGTATTATTATCCGATATTTTTAATATTTGAGTAACTCTTTTATCTACTCCAGATATTTGAACTAATGGACTTGATGCAAATATTATTTCCAATGATTCCGTATCCTTACTAAAATCATAAGTAGTATCGTATAACCTATCACCATAGTTCTCATTATATTTCTTCTTATAATTCTCATTGTAGTAATCCGAATCATCTTTATATTTAAATTGGTAATATCTAGCATTTAATTCACTCATTGGTTTTATACTTAATGGCTTAGACCTATCTATTTTATTAGACCAATCTAAAGCATTAGCACTTGTAGTAGGATAGAAATCTATGTAAGGTTTTATATATATCTTTTTATCGGTAAATATATCATCATAAACATAAAGATTATACATCTTGCATATACTTAAAAAGAAATCCTTTTGGAATATTCCCTTTGGTATAGTGCTATTCATTTTAATAGTCTCGCTATAATTTATTGGAACTATATCGCTACTAGTTGTCGTTACACTTAATGAACCGCCCGATTGCACTATTAAATTGTAGCTAGTTGAAGTACTTGTCCAATCTAATGAAAAAGTTAAACTTTCACTTGTATTAATTGTTATATTAGTTAGATTAATATTAGCCGTAAAGTAATGCCCTACAAATGGAGCACCAATATAATAACTACCAATAGTTACACCACTTTTCTTTACATTTAATGTAGCTATCCCACCGCTTATATATTGACCAACTAATTTAAAATCTATATTTATTACTTTACTTGTACCGCCATAAATAAAAGTAGTATCACTACTTACTAAAGTAAAGCTACCTAAAGAACTAGAAGTAAATTGCAAAGGTATAGTTGTACTTGACCCCGTATAAGTTTTAACAACGGGAGTAGCTATTAATTGGACATTACTTATAGTAGATAATACCTTTTGATTATGTGGTATTATTAATCTTTTAAATGCATCAGTATCTAATAATGGGAAATCATAATCATAACCACTACTAGCAAATATTTTTTCTAGGTATTGTTTTACATATAATGCGGGTCTAAATGTCATCACATTATAGTCAATCTTGTTTGTACTTACATTTCCATAATCAATCAATGGATAATAATATCCACTACCATTAGAAGCATCCCAACTATTTGTAATATTAGTGTATGTATATGAATGGTCATAAGCACTAAAATCTAAATCTTCTAACCTATTATTCCCTAGTGATGAGATAAACCCACCTAACTCACCAAATACACTACATTGATACTCTATTGTTTTACCATCAATTACTATCTCTAATATTCTTAATGTACCCTTAAAGACTTGTATTTTATCAATGAAGATTCGGCATTGTGCGGATTTACTTGCATTGAAATTATAATTAACATTTGGCAAAGTGTCATCGGTAAAGTTGGCATTGCCTAAATCAAATACAAAACCAAATATCTTGTTATTGATAGCGGTTCCAGAGATATTAATAGTCTTTGAGAAAGATGTATTCTTAGAACCGAAATCAACTATATCATCAATGGTATAATTAAACTCCGTACTTATATCTTGTAATAAATCAAGTTTATAATCTTCTATATATATTTCCGTACTAATCATTATCTAAATTGGCTTGTTAAATATTTACCTACTTCAATATCAATTTCAAAATTAAATAGTTTATCACTAGTTTCTAACTTATATTCGTAATTGGTACTACTAATTGTTATTGGGAAATAAGCACCTTGCACTTCCATATAGGTAATAGAACTTGCGAATAATTGTGCTAACCATTCGTAATCTTGTTCACTAACCCAATCCGATATTAAATGGAATTTATCTTTATGTTGAATGGCATAGTTCAAAGTAGTTTCATTATACTTATTGTAAGAATCTATGTTAGTCATAGTATTCCCGCTTAATTGCCAATCATTTCTTCTATATGATGCTCTTTGTAATTCGGTAGACCTTTTATTAACTAAAGCAAATTTCATTGTATCCCAACCGCCTAAACGATTAAGGAAATGAAGATTGTATTGCTTGTATTTAGGATAGCATTTTTGAATAAATTGCAACTTCCTAGATATAGCCACCCCTCTTTTAAGATAGACATTATACCCATAAGTAGTATCCGTTATTAAAGTTCTACCCGCAAAAGTATTAATATGACCAGCTTGACAATTGAATAGATTCATTTCCCCACTAAATGTAATACCACCACTAGCCGTATCAATTATAGAACCGCTTTCATTAACTACATCTATCCAAGCGTAATAAGTTCCACTAGTTATCTTAAAATATGTAGCATAGAAATTATCACCATACTCAATTGTAATATTGTCATTATCTCGTTCGGTTATCCAATCATCCGTAAAGTTTTCTATTAGTAAATTATCATAATAATCCGATAGAACCAATGGAGTATTATTATTTGTAAATAAAATATCTGCAAATAATGGGGGATAATAGTTATAAGAACTTAATGCACTACTAACTAAATTTAAGTTAGTTATTAAGTTACCACCACTTACATACTCTTCGCCTATATTAATTGTAGAATCTACTTTAATTTTATCATTAGATGCAACTAAAATAGATGAACCACTAGGTTCAAAATAGTTTGTTACATATGCTCTTACTATTGGTGATGCATTAAATATACCATAGCTTCCTTCCGCACTTGGTGATGGATATATTTTGGTTCTACTTACTTGTGAACCATTGACATAAACATCATAAACAAATTTGAATACAGTTGCATTTGGATTTGTTGTATTATTTGAACTTGAAACGAACCATAAGTCATCGTGCATACTACTATAAGGAGCAGGACTACTTTGTATTGTTATTGCCATTGCTTAATTCTTTACCTATTTGTTTAATCTTAATTTGAATATCTTTTCCTAAAGCTACTTCCATTACCTCATAGAAGTTTTTGCCGAATGTTTCTTTTTGTGCATCATCAAAGTAATGGGTTGACCTAATACCTTTTCTATGTATAGACCTAGCCAATACATAAGCCAAAGACTTTTTTTCATCCGTAGCTTTTGTTTCAACTCCTAATTTCCTATATGGTTTAACGGCTACTACCTTTAATTTATTATAACCTAACCATCCTTGTGCTACGGAAATAGGAATACTTTTTTTAGATGGGTTAAATTTATAAGGAGTTTTAGCATCCGCTTTTATATTCTTAGTTCCCTTAACTCCTTTGTTTATAAAATCCCAATATTTTGAAGCGGGTTCACTTTTAGGGTAACCTAATGATATTGTATAGTTTGTACCAAATTTGGTAAAGTTCAAACGGATGTCATTGATTTTTCCCGATGCTATTGAGTTATTAGCATTTAGATTCTTTTGAGCATTTTTAATAAAGTCACCACCAAAGTCTAATAATAGCTTTTCAATAATAGGGAACTCGCCTTGCTTCATAGGTTGCTCACCTAGTGTATTAAGGAATCCTTCCGCTAATGCCGATGCTTGTGCTTTAGTTATGCTCATTACCAATAAATAGGGTAATGGTCTAAAAATAACTAACCCCCACCTTTTTTAAGAGTAGGGGTAGTCAAACCAAAACCTAACTATGAAATCTATCTTACTTTTCTTAATTGCTCATTATCAAAATCCGTTTTAGATTTTAGATATGATAATATATTTAAACATTCTATTGTACTCATATCATATGCTTCCGTAACTCGGCAATTTTCGTAGTCGGCAATAAGTTTGGTGCTATATTGCCATCCAAAATATTGCATAAACTTTGAACCACCTCTTTCGCTTTGTCCATTGTCATCCCCGTTTCTTTCAACTTGTTCGCCAAATAATCCTGCGAAACTTCTATCCAATTTCTGTATACTTGATAAAAAAAAACCAACGAATTATATACATCTATAAACCTAGCATTAAGCATATCATCCGCATACTCTTGATGTTTACTTGCATCGTATGGTTGGTCATACCAAATGTGAAATCTCTTCTTATATTCGGGTACTACCATTGTCGCTGCAAGTTTATGTAGGTTGCCATATAAATCCTCGCTAAATACTTTGCTTTCAATGTATCTTGCAAATGGCATCTTGCTTACATCATAAACAATCCTATACCTTTTGTTCTTGGTGATGGGTATCCACTTGACAGGTTTCCCTTTAATGGGTTCATTTAAGAACTCAATGGTTTTACTCAACTTTTTATATTCATCCAAAGGAAGGCTATCTACTTGCATCTCGGTCATATTGTTGACTATTGCTACTAACTTAACCTTTAAGTCTAAATCGGTTGCATCTTTATCTTTTGAATTAAGAGCATTATAAATTTGTTGGTATTGCCAAACGTTTATTTTTTCCCACATAGTTCCTTGATTTTGCATAAAGATAAGACAATTAAATAGACTATACAAAATAAAGGTACGGAAATAAAGAAGAACTTAATCATTCCTAATGTCTCTTTCATTGTCTTTGTTTTTAGCTTTTATGTATCTTATTTCCGATTCTAAATCACCTATTATTTTTTCTAGCTTCATTATCTTTTCTATTAGGAGTTCTTTCTCCATCTTATCTAAGATGCCTTGTTTTAGTTCGTAAGGTTTCATATGTTTTCTAGATATGCGGTGATTAAAAATACTACAACTAGTATAATGACTGCTTCTATGTTGTGTTGTCTTTGTTTCATATTAGTTTTTTAAGATTTGTTAATATAGTTTTTTTGTAGCCATTCAATTAAGGCGTTTGCACTTTCTTCGTTTAGGCTTATGTGCTTTGTATCTTGTCCATTCATAGCAAAAACTTTAATAGTAGGCGGAAAATCTTTTAGACTTTTAAGGTCTATTTGGTTTAATTCTTTTTCGTAATAGTTCATATGTTTTATTTTTTGGTTTTAAAATTTGTGCGTTGAGTAGTCGCACCCCTACCTTCGGGGGTTAGTTATTTAAAAATTATAATCATAATGCATATAAGGTTTATCAGTCATACTCCATCTTCCTTTACCCCAACCTTTACTTGACAAATGTATTCTTTTTATTGGTGCTTTCTCATCACTAAAGTATTCATACTTTTGATTATGATTATCTGCAAAGTGTCCTGCAAAACCACCTGGATAAAATTCTTGTGGGAATACTATTTGTTTAGTTTTTAAACCTCTTACTTCAACTACATTTTGACTTACTTGTCTTACAACTTCAAAAGCAACAACGTCAGTATATAATAACCAACTAATGTACTTTTTAACGGGATATTTAATTCTAGGTCTAGAAGTTAAATATTTGTTTAACCTTACTTTAGCAGCATACAAGAATGTGCTAACCTCATTCATTTCTTCTAAAGTAAACTTTTGACATACTTCGCAAAGTTGTTCACAACTAATTAATTTTTTTCTAAATTTGTTTTCCGCAAGTAAAATTTGATTGTTCATAGTTTGTTTGTTTTTGATATAGCGAAGATATGGTATCTTATATACATCTTCCAAACATCTTCCCAACTATTTTTAGACTTTGTGATAAACGGCAATATTTAAGGATAAGCGGTAATCGGCTCATTTATCAATCAAAGATGAGTCGTTTATGAATCATATACGGCTCAAAGTAATGTTATAACTTGACTTATGTTATAACAAAGTAAGTCAATAACTTGACTTTTTGACTTATGTTATACGAATGAGTACCTACCATTACCCCTCTTAACACTAAAGTTAGACCAAGCTAATGCCAATGCCATAACGCAATCATCGTGGAATCCGCTAGGTGCGGAGTACCTTACACCATTAGCGGTGAATTGATATTCAAAGACTTCTAACTCATTTACTATAACACCGCTAGGGAATCCTATTCTCGCTTGTTGTATGGCGGTCGCAAGACCTTCCATTAGTTGTTGTTTAGATTGACTCGTAAACTTTAACCCTTCTACCATTATCCCCTCTCTTTTTAAATCTTCGGTGATGGGGTCACCTACTCCCGTGCTATCTATCAATATAGGACATCTAGGGAGTCTTTTAATATTCTCCTTAGTGTTATGCCAATCCATTTGAAAGCGGTCGTAATAAGCCACGTTACCGCTATTATCAAGACCTATTATCACAGTGTGGTCAACCGACTTAGCAAGGTCAATCCCAAATGCAACTATTGGTTGATTGCTAATTGGCTTAATGCAATTCTCAATGAACTTGTTACCAAATGGGTTAGCACTATTCTCGCTAGGGTTCGCCATATACTCTTGTTCAAATACCACTTCGGGTAATTGCATCCTAGCCTCATCTATCTCTTGCGGGTCAATAAATGGATTATCATAGCTAGTGAATTTAAAGGAAGCCCAATCGGGTTCACCTTGTTTCATAAACAAACTATAAAAGTAGTTCTTACCTCTAGGAGTTGATAGGAAGATTGCCTTGCCCTTGTAATCGGTAAGGGTAGGTCTTATACTATTTTGCCATCCTTGTTCAAGGTCGGGGATATATGATGCCTCATCTATTATTACTAGATGAAACTTTCTACCTCTAAGATTATCTAAACGTTCCCCCGTGAAAAATTCTACTTGCCCACCATTGGGGAAATCTATTTTAAGGTCGGACTTATTCTTAGGCATTTCTAGGGACTCGGTTAGCTTACTAAAGAAAACCTTAGCCAATCCATAAGTAGGGGTTATATAAGCAACGGAGTAACCTTTAACGGCATATGTAACGGATAGTATTTGAGACAACTCCGATTTGCCAAACCTTCTACCGCACATCACGACCCTAAAACGTTTGTCACATTCTAGGATTCTTTGTTGATTCTCGTGCGGGTTCGGTAGGAATATTTGCATTATAAAATGGTTTTACCATCTACAAAGATAACCTCTATTTTATTATCCGATTTAATATCCATTTGTTCTTTAGGCTTACCATATACTCTAGTTAATAAAGTCTCAAGATTATATAGGCTACCTTTTCTCATTGAATTAAGTATAGCCTTGCATATTGTTCTTTCTAATGCGGTAGCTAATGCATCATCTTCAATAGTTTTTAATTGTTCTTCGTTCATTGCCAATAGATTTTGCATTGTATCGTTTACTTCGGATAATTTATATCCTTGCTCTATAAGTAAGCTAACATACTTTTTAGGTCTACCATTTGGGTTAGCCACTTCGCCTTTTTTAAATTGATGTTGTATTATATCTTGTGCTGCCATTGTGCTATTATTGTGCTATTTATTTATCTAATTTAGACTTAAAATGTTCACAAAGTTTATCCATCTTACCAAGATAATATGTCATAAAATCCTTGTATCCTTCATTATCTTGTTGATAGTTAATGTACAAAATACCCCTTAATCTTTGTGATGGGGTTTTGTTAGATTCAAGGTCGGTTTTAATATTATCTAGTGTGTCAAGTTCATCTTGTTGAAATAATTCTTCTTTGATAGCTATGTAACAAAACCTTTGGTTAAGTTGGAATACTTGTGCTAGGTCATTAGGTGCTAGTTCTTGAGTTCCAAAGGTAACCTTAATTGTTTTATCCTTTCTAGATGTTAGTCCTTCTATTTGTGCGGGTAGTATTATCATTTGCCTTGTCCTCTACTTGGTTTTGGTTTAGGGGAATGTTTGTTATAAGATTTCTTTGGTCTTCCGTTTTTTCTTTTACCAAATGAAACTTTGGTTGAGTCGCTTTTACCTTTTGCCATCTAATTTTTCTTTATGTTTCTTT